GAAGGGCTGCGAAGTGTGATCAGCGGTCTGGCCGGTGGGAGTAACATCGCGGTCAGCACGCTGGCCAATACGTTAATCCCGACGCTCGATCGCACCTTCATCGGCTTTAAGGGGCTGACCAGCGGCTGGGAAGCCCAACGCGAAGCGGCGAAGGCTGCTGCCCTTGAGTTTAACAAGGCGGCACAGGGCCAGATTGAACAGGCGCAATCTGCACGCCAGCAGGCCCAGGCGCAGTTTGAAGCTGCCAGACGAACTATTGAGCTTGCAAAGACTCAGCGTGAGGCAGCATTTGCCAGCGATGATTTCTATGGCAAGTTAGCTGATAGTCGAGTCAGCTATGCGGCAGAGCACGCCGCAAACGCCCGCGCCATCCAAGAGGCTAATCTTGCGGAGGCCAATGCTAAACAGAAAATGGTGCAGGCATCAAAAGCCGTACTGGCGGCGGATATTGCTGAGTCCCAGGGCAAAACCAACCTGCTTTCCTCCCTGAACCAAATCAGTGTGGCCAACAAGGAAGTTTCCTTTACAGCGCGTGCGGCAGCGGTCAGCACTAACCTGATGAAAAGTGCGCTGGCCCTGCTGGGTGGCCCGGTAGGCTTAAGCATCATGGCGGCGGTTGCCGGTGCCACGGCATTGTATACCGCGTTCCAAAAAGGGGAGGCAGAGACCAAGGCATATACCGCAGCGCTTCAAAAGTCAGGGCTTCAGGCCATTATGACGGTGAATGATCTGCGCATGCTGACGATGACGCTCGGCGGCACAGAGAATGCGGTTAAGGCTGTCACCAGCGCCGCCGGCGCAGGATTCGGTGGCAATATGCTGTCGGACATAGCTGAAACCGGCACACGGATGAACGAGCTGGGTATGTCATCCGATGATCTTGTTTCGACGCTATCAAGCCTGAGCGGTGAACCTCTCAAGGCAATGGAGGCGTTGACCAATCAGGGCGTTCAGCTCAACACCACGTTTATCGATCATATCGCCACGTTGTCCAGGCAGGGCAAAACCAGTGAAGCGACGGCGTTACTTCAGCAGAAATACCTTGATGATGTGAAAGCCAAAGTCACCGAGCAGGAGAACAGCGTCAGCGGCTTGGCTTCTATCTGGAAGTCGCTGAAAAATGAAGTGGCGTCTGCGTTCGATATCATCGGTCAGGCACACATGAAAACAGGTCAGGCACAGGCACTGGCGCAGGGTGTTAAGCTGGATATCAGTAACGATACAGCTGAAGAGGTGAAGAAAACCAACGAAGAGCTATACAAGCGGCGGCAGCAGGAACAGGAAGCCGCCCGGAAAGAGTTAAAGTTACAGAATGAAGTTTCTGCCGCTATTAAGGCTGGTGCTGATCCTAAAAAGGAACAGGCTCGACTAACGGGGATTGTATCGGCGCAGTTTAAGGCCGGGAAACTGACGGCAGACGAATATGCGCAGGCGTTGAAGGGCATTAACAAGCAGTATGGCACAAAGTCTAAAGGGGCTGCGTATAGCGATAGTGAAGGCGTAAGGCGTCTGCAACAGTTGCAGCAACAATCCTCAGTGCTGCGCGCGCAGGCGCAAGATACCGACAAACTGACCGAATCGCAGAAAAAGCTGGTGGCTTTCGATCAGGAGATAGCAGGCCTTCAGGGTAAGAAGCTGACCGCCGGTCAAAAAAGTCTGTTGTCCATGCAAGACCAGATCAGGGCGCAATTAACCGAAAATGTGGCGCTGGAAAAGGCAAACCGTGAACGTGATATTGGCAAAAAACTGTTGGAACAAACCCGTAGCCTGGTGATGGAAACGGCCTCGAAACAGCAGGAATACGCCAACCGTAACGCGCAGATGACCATGTCCACTGATGCCTACGATCAGATGGTGGCTGAGCAGCAAATCCGGCAGTCGTTCCAGCAACACCGCTTGCAGTTGGACAAGGAAGTGACGGACAAATCGTCCGAACAGTACATCCAACAGACGGCTATTCTCGCCACTGAGCAGCAGCGCCAACTGGATATCGTGCGTAATGCTGCGCAGGAAAAAGCGGCTATCGAGGGCGATTACACCGCAGGGCTGAAAAAGGGAATGATGGACTGGTCATCTGATGCCGGTAACGTTTATGGGCAGGTGAAAGACGCTACCACCCGAACATTTGACGGCATGACCGGCATGCTGACCAACTTCGTCACCACAGGCAAAGCCAGCTTTAACGACTTCGCCAAGTCTGTCCTGACCGATCTCGCCAGCATGATGATCAAGATGGCGATGTTCAACGCGCTTAAAGCCGGAATGAACTTCTTCGCCCCTTCCGGCAATGACCCAGGGCAAGTACCGATGTTCGCCAACGCCAAAGGCGGCGTTTATTCGTCGCCGTCACTGAGTGCTTACAGCGGCCAGATCGTCAGCAATCCCACCATGTTTGCGTTCGCCAAGGGCGCTGGCCTGATGGGCGAGGCTGGCCCGGAGGCGATCATGCCGCTCAAACGGGGGGCGGACGGTTCGCTGGGTGTGCGGGCTAATGGCGTGATGGGTAATCAAACCCTGATCAACGTTGATATTACGCTGAACTCTGACGGCTCCAGCCAGGTACAGGCAACGAGCGGATTTGAGTCTGCGGGTAATGATATCGCGAACTATGTCGATCAGCGCTTCCGTTTGTTGCTGAACAAGAGTCTGAGCCAGGGCGGAACGCTTAATCGTGCAATCAAGGGGAGCCGATGAAATTAGAAACGTTCAATTTCCCGGCGCGGATTGGCACCACCGGTGAAATAGAGCCGGTGGTGAGAACGACCCAATTCGGAGACGGTTATGCGCAGAGCACCGGCGACGGTATCAACGCTGAGAAGGAAAGCTGGCCTCTTGTGTTTCTCGGCGTCTGGGATGAGATAAAGCCCATCGTTCAGTTTCTTCGCGAACATAAAGGATACCGTTCCTTTAAATGGAAAAACCCGATGTTTGAGCTTGGCCTCTATCAGGCTGGTAAATTCAGCGTGCAGGCCAGCGGCGCTTACTATTCCCTTTCCGTTACGTTTACCCGCGCCTACCACCCATAGGACAGAATATGTCAATTATCACCGATCACCAGCGCCTCGAGCCTGGGAGTAAAGTACGCCTGTTCGTCGTGGACGGCACAAAATTTAACGGGCCAGAGCTGTATTTCCACAGCCATACAATCCCCCATTCTGAAGATGAACTGGAAGCCGCCGGTGATGACCCTGGCAAGCTGCTGGCGAAGTCTATTTGGTGGCAGGGGCAGGAATACAAACCGTGGCCGGTGAAGATTGAAGGGCTTGAGGTGACCAGCGATGGTTCAGCGCCAAGCCCTACACTGACCGTCAGTAACATCGACGGCACGATCGCCTCACTTTGCCTGTACTACCAGAACATGGCCAAGGCAAAGGTAACGATCAGGGACACTTACGCGCATTATCTTGATGCACGCAATTTTCCCGAGGGCAACCCGGAGGCCGATCCTTCTCAGGAAGATATTGACGTTTGGTATATCGATCACAAGCTGAACGGCAACAACAAAGAAATTCAGTTTGCGCTGTCTTCACCCGCTGACCTTGAGGGACTAATGATCCCGACGCGGCAAATCCACGGCCTCTGCACCTGGTGCATGCGTGGTCAGTATCGCGGTGCGTCGTGCGGGTATACCGGCAACAAGTATTTTGATGCTGACGGCAACCAGACCGATGACCCGTCTAAGGATGAATGCTCTGGCCTGCTCTCTACTGGGTGTGAGCCGCGTTGGGGGAAAGGTAATCCGCTGCCGTTCGGCGGGTTCCCTGGCTCCGCCTTGCTGAAGAGGTGATCATGCGAAAGCACATTATCAGTGCGATCATGGCGCACGCAGAATCGGAGTATCCACGGGAGTGCTGCGGGCTGGTGGTGCAGAACGGCAGGCGACAGCGTTATGTGCCTTGCCGTAATTTGGCTCCTGAACCAACGGAACAATTCAGCCTGGCGCCGGAGGACTATGCCGAGGCAGAGGATAGCGGCGATATTGTCGCTATCGTTCATAGCCACCCGGATGCAACGACGCAACCCAGTCACCTCGATCTTGCACAATGTGACCTGTCACAGCTGCCGTGGATTATAGCCAGCTGGCCGGAGGGAGACATTCGGCAGGTGATGCCTACAGAGGGTATAAAACCGCTGCTGGGCCGCCCGTTCGTGCATGGGTTCTGGGATTGTTACGCAATAGTGCGAGACTGGTATGCACTGGAGCGTAATATATCTCTCCCCAATTTTGAACGGGATGATGGCTGGTGGGAACGGGGTGAAAACCTCTACATGAAACATTACGCCGAAGCTGGGTTTATACCGGCATCCGGTGAAATGCAGGTCGGCGACGTAATCATTATGCAGGTGCGCGCTGATGAACCGAATCACGCTGCGGTTTACCTGGGGGATGGCGTAATGATCCACCACATGTAC